CTCTGATTACCACAGGTGCGAAAGTTCTTAATTTAGGCTCCATTTTCTTACCCGCTTTCCAATTCTCAGTATCACCTAATTTCTTAAGTTTTTCTGCGAACTCTAAAATTGGGTCAGGTCTTCCAAAGGAAGCTGGACTCAAATAAGTTTTGTTGTTAATGTTGTAGTGAAATAATAATTCAATGAAAGGATTTTCCTTATTGAATTTGTAAGGTACGATACGAACTTGGTATTTACCAGGTTTGGTTTTCCACAATGAGTCCGTTTTCTTCGAAGTGTTTTGCAACGAATTAAGACGTTGCTTGATTGCATTAATGTTCATGCTGTTTTGTTTTTAAGTTTTAAAAATTTGTTTTTAAGTTTTAAGATTATCGCGATTTAATCTCACGTATAAATATCGATTTTCTTAATTCCTATACAATAAAGATACGATAATTTTTTGAAACTACCAAATTATTTAGAGAGTAATTTTATCCTTCTTTCGAGGTAAAAAACTGCTTTCTTCAAATCCTCTAGTTCCTTTGCTGGGTCCTTCTTTCCGGCCCTTGCTATGTATTTTGCTACATTGAATAGGTATGCATCTTTGTCTAATCCCCATGCTTCACATACTTTAATTACTTCGTATGGGTTATCGATACCACCATAATATGCTGGTCCGTTTACTGCTTCTTTGTTATTAAACTCGTCTTTTCTTATGTTTGGTTTTGCTGGCATATAACTTATTTTTTTAATCCGTACTTAATCCATTTGTACCACACTCTTTCATGTAGATAATACTGAATAGGTTTGTATATTAATTCTGCTACCCCGAATGCGGCACCTACTTTAATTGAACCACTTATTAACCACATCAATAAGAATCCAATTAAGGTACTTAAAATTCGATATGAGATAGTTTTAGCAATGTGTCTCTTTCTTTCTACTACCATTACTTATCTGCTTCTATATTATATACAATTTCATCACCATTGGTATCTATGTATTTATTTCTAATTGCAGTACCACTTATTTCTTCAATATCTTTTGGTGGTTCATGATAGATAACATTATACCCAACTGCTCTACCATAGTTTACACTTTCAATATCTGGTATGATTGATAATAAAATCTTATCAAAATTGTTTGTAAAAAATGGTTCGTTTGATAATTCTTTTAAAACTTGATGTGCGGTTTTAGGATTGTTCACATCTTGTGGAACATCTCTAATTGCTACCCAAACATTTTTACCTTTTTCTAACTGCTGATTAATTAACCATTCATGTCCTTTGTGCCACGTTTGCCATCTTCCGATGAATAATGCGTATTTTTTCATATATCCTAATATACAATTTATTTATTAAATTCCCAAATCTTTACGAAGTTTTTTGAAAGTATCTAATTCTCTTTCATTTGTAGTATCTAAATCAATATAAAATTCAGTAGGTGCTTCATAGTTAGAAACATGGAAACTTTCTCTACCTCTTTCATTTGTAGTATGAACATAAATTTCTATTAGGTTCTCACCCATTTCTGATTTGAATTTATCTCGTTGGTCTTTGTATGGTGAAACCAATGATACCACTACGTTATAGCCTTTGTGTTGTAAGAACTTAGCCAATGTTTGTGCATTAGTTATATTCTTTCTGCGACCTTCTTCTGTGTAATCTTTGTTTTGAAATACATCTCTAATATCATCACCATCAATAGTGATAACTTTATGTATTAAATGAGCTTCCATCCAATTAGCCATAGTAGTTTTTCCACTACCAGGTTGTCCTGTAAACCAATATATCATAACTATTTATTTTGTTAAATCTATAACATCAAATACTCTAGTGTATATTTTTTTTACACCTTCGGTATTTGTTACTAATATACAATTTCTATATTTTTCCCAATCTACTTCGAATTTATTATCTAACTGTCCACCAGTTGCTTCCATAATAACATTGTTCAATGCATTGATTGTGTATAATGTATTACTTTGTTTTTTTCTATGAACCAAAATAGTTTTTATTTCTAAATTTGGTTGTGTATTTTCTACCACTACATTGTAAGTTATAAACAATTCATTTGGAATATTTTTGTTTTGAAGAACATAGATGTAGTTATAAGCTAATGTATAATTGCTTTTAATTAATTCTAAGTGATTCTCTACATCTGTTTTTGTACTAAATGTACAAAGTAATTGTGTCTTCATTTTTTAGTTATCCTCTCTTTGGTGCGTTATGGAAGCGACCAGAACCTGGATTATTACTTTTTCCTTCTAAATTCCAACCAACATTAAATTCAGGAGATGGATATGCTAATATATTAACACCATTTGATTTATCAATATAAATATCGTTATTTTTTGCCAACTTAGAACCACCTACATCACCTGCTTGAGAAATTATACTATCGTTACTAAAATCTTGAACATCAACATTTGTATTATATGCTTCATGTGATAAAAATTGATAATAATAATATGATTCTAATCTCATTCTTATTTTATTTTCAATATCTGGACTTACTTCTGCACCAGCAGTTTTACGTCTAGCCATAATACCATTAATTGATTCAGTTATAGAACTATGCGCTGCACCACATCTATCTTTTGAATCTTTTTTAGGTGGACAAGTTTTTGGGTCTTTTAATCTATACTGCATATCTTTAATAAATTGGTCAGATACTCCTAACGATTTTGCTTTATTAATTATATCTGTTCTATATCCTTTATGTAATGCCGTATGTTTTGATATTGGCTCAGCAATTGGAACGCTATATATAGTAGTATGTGATTCTGATAATTGAGTTATTGCTTTACCTTTTTTACCATCCTTATCATTTTTGTATGTAGATTTTTTTGTTTTAGATGTTAATGCACTTGGTCCACCTACTCCTTTTTTAACACTTCTACCATCTAATGTTACTATTTTTCTTTCATTCATTCCATTATCAATAGTAATTACATCAACCGTTTCTAATGTAGTTGATTGTGGTAATAATGCACATTTTCCATTTTGTGTTCCTTTACCATTATCGTGCATTTCTACAATTGAATCATATACTTCTGCAAAGTTTGCCCATCCTTCACTTAACGAAGGTTCACCTGTATGATTTGCAATCTGTGAAAATGTTTTCTTTAATTGTGTAAACCATTGTTGTGGATTTTTATTAGGGTCTAATTTAGAAAGTGAATCTAATTGACCGATTAATTTATTCGTTTCATCATCTTCTATTTTAGCAGTTTTTGCTAAATCCGTAAATCGTTTAGCCATTCCACTTAATGCTGATTGTATAACTATTACTCTATTTTCTGGAGTATCCGGTGTAACACCATTATCCATATCAATAAATTCTAAATCGCCTGCTTCTATTTTTTCAGCATATTCATTAATATTTCTATTATTTCTAATTCTTAATAATGTTTCTTGTTTTGAAATTCCTTTTTCATTCGGGTCTGTTTTAGAAATTGTTAATCCACCAATTTGAACTGATTGAATATTTCCCGTTGAATCTTTTTGAACCGATGAAATTGATTTACCATTTTTATTTTTTAATAATTTAGTATTTCCTTTTTCATCAATAAAGGTTTGGTTTGCTGTTGTTTTCTTTCCACCAAATGTAGATGTTGAAATTTGTATAACACCCGAATTTTCCATCCATCTTCTAACTTGTCCAAATATTTTATTGTTTGCACCTTTACCACCCGTCTCAAGTTTAAATCTTCTATTTGCTTTAAAATCATTTGGTTCTTTTGCCAAATATACTTTAAATGTATCAGGACTAGCTTCGGTTGGTTCTGCAATTCTAACCCATCTTGCTAAGACATTTTTTTCTTTATCATTTAATTTAGAACCATTAAACATTTTATCAAGAATTAATTTCACTGCTGTATATTCTCTAGCATGCGGATTTGATTTTGATTTACTTCCTTTATCAAAAAAGCTAAGCATTTGTTTTTTAGTATTTATTACTTTAGCTTTTACTTGTTCATTTTTACCTTTACTATCAAAACTGTTTAATACATCTTTAAATGAACCGGTTGGTACTTTCGGTGTATCTACTACCTTTGTTGGTTGAGTTTCTTTATCAGTATTTTTTGATTTTTTAGCATCAACTTTCTTTTTTAAATCAACTGCTTTTTTTAATTGTTGCAATTTTTTTAATTGTGCCGGCGTTGCTTTTGTTTGTGGTGCTACTTTAGATTGTGGAGTAACTTGTGGTTTTGATTTAGCATAATATTGTGGTTCTTCCGGATTAGGGTCATCTATCATATCCACATTCTTTTCACTATAACCTGCTCCTTTTAACATTGCAGCTGCTGCGTGATATGCCGACCTTGCTCCACTACCTTTTTGGTCTTTATAATTTAATGCTGATGCAACTGTTACATCTCTACCTGTATCTGCATTTTTTACTTTCTTTTTTAAGATTGCTGCTAACTTAGGGTCAGTACCATCTTTCTTAGGTGCTTCTAATGTAAATTTCTTTGGTGCTAAACTAATAGCTTCCATTAATTCTGCATTAATTAATGCACTTGCACCAAATTGTTCTAATACTGAACGTAAATGTTCTAATTGTTCTTTGTTATCAAAGTTTGGAATTGGATATGTAACACAAAATTCTGTTAAAACCTCATCAATAATTTCACTAAGATTGTCTAAGTTAAAGTTCATCATAATTTTTACCGGTCGTTGTTTTTAC